TCGAATCCCGCCAGCCCGACCATCACCGCCCCACTCCGGGAAATCACCCCGGAGTGGGGCTTTTTTCGGGCGCTGACCTCTTAACTTCTCTTAACTCGCATACTCGGAAAATCGAGGAAAATCGAGATTCCGCAGGATAGGACCGCCGCCTTGGCACGGGCCATCACTTGACCAGCCGGATGAAGCCACGAGCCATTTCCCGCCGACGGATCTTGCGGAAACAGCCATCGCCGTCCCTCCCGCCGCTGGCACCCGTGTTCGCCTCGATGGTGTAGATGGTGCTGGTCGTGGTCGCGGACTCGATAACGCCAATGTGCGACATGTCGAAGACCATCAGGTCGCCAGGCTGCAGGCGGAGGCCAGGGGAATCGGGGAATGTGCGGACCCCTTTGCTGCGGGCCCACTCGAGCCATCTGAATGCGCCGGCTGACTTGCAACGCCACCTCTCAGCGACGGCCGCAGTCATCCCTAAATTGGCAAGGACGGCCGGATCCAGAAGCCACTGCCGGACCCAGTAGGCCACGGCCGCTGCGCAGTATGGCTCCCGGTTGGCATACCCTTCTGGATAGTCGGTTGCCGGCCAAAATTTCTGAATCCATGGGGCTCTGTTGCGGCCGATCTCGAGCTTACCGACGTCGGCTGCGGCGATGGCTGCGAGACGGGCACCGAGATTGGTAGGAGGGGCTGCGACTGCTGGCATTGGTCAGGTTGGTCAGATGTCAGTCGGGTTTCCCCATTCGTCGAATCCGGGTTTAGGCGGAGACATGGTAACGGTCCCATCGGGGTGTTCGATAAATTCCCGTTTTGGCATCCATTGCTCGGCAGGCATAAAGTCGAGCAGCGTTTTGCCGACCAGTTGCGCAAGCTCATGCAGGTTTCGTAGGTTGGCACGGCTGCACTCAATCACAGTTCGGGCATCAGTTCCAAGCTCCTTCAGCACGTCATCCGGCGTGCATGGCGCATGCCAGAATGCGTTGTATCCAGAGACATGGTTTTCGATCCTCCGCTGAAGCTCCACATTGATCGATGCCTTCAGGTGCCGGGCGACAAGAACACGGTCAGTTTCCTGTGGAGGAGGCGGAAGATTGAAAAAGTCGGGCGGGTTCATATTGGAATGTATTTGGTGAGGATCCAATTGTGCATGTTTGCAATTTCCGTGTCAGTCAAGGCACGGCTCCAGATGAAGATTTCAGAGATGTCTACAGGCGCGAAGGTTATTCCGTCGTGCGAGCCGATAGATACGCGCTGAGAGTTAAAATTATCAACTGCCCCGGTACCCAGCCCTGTTGCCACGTTAGCGTTGATGACCACTCCGTCACGGTAGTGATCCATCAGCGCTGCGCTGTGGTTGATTCTTGCAGAATGAATCTGGAACGCAGTTGATCCTGTTATGTAGTTAAGCAGCGACGGATCCCCAGACCTACGGGCAATACAGTGCTGCTGCGCGGTCCCTGCTGCCCCAGTTCCGAAACCCAGTCGAGCACTATTCGCAGCGGTATTTCGCGCAATCCAGACTGCGTTATTAAACGACGTTTGCAGTGACCTATATTTGAGAGCCATGATGGCGGTAGTTCCGGACGCATTATTGAGCACAGACAGCGCCGCAGTGCTGAGAAGCCAATGGTTGGTGAACTCGACAAAGCCGAACGAGTTCTGCCCGGAAGATCGGAATATGGGCCGCGCCCCTGCGGTCGCCTGTGTGTAGTGCCTCGCGTTTCCGCTGCGGTCTTCCCACCTTCCAATCGCCTGCCCGGCCGTGACCAGAGATCCTCCTGCGTCCGCAGTGTAAAGATACGCATTCGTGCTCGCATCGAGCCAGATCGACGGGCTGGTACTGGCAGGATTGAATCCAGCAGTAGCCGGGGCACGCACCAGAGTCCCGTGAAATGTGGGGAATACAATCATGCTGTCGCGCCAGTTACGATGTACGTTCCGCTGGATCGTCCGGGGAAGATGCTGATCGCTGCATTCTGCCCCGCTGTCTTCAGCAGGTTATTGTACGACTTCAGCGTAACACCGCTGGCGACCAACGTGGCTTGTCCGGTGCCGCCCTGCACGATCACGCAGTTGAACCCGGCAGGCAAACCGCTAGGGACTGTGATGTTGATTGCAGAGGTCGCTTCGATTTCAATGATGGCTCCGCTGTCGGAAGCCTGAAGCGTGAAGTTGGCTGTGGTGCCTGCACGCGCCAGTGGAGTCACGAGGTTCGTGACTGCTGTCTGCTTGTCTGTCGCGCCTGTACCTCCGTTGGCAATAGCTACGGCCGAAAGGTAGTCCCATTGGTTGGTGGTGTCGTTCCAGAACAGGAGCCTGTCGCCTCCCGGATCCACTGCGGTCAGCACCTCGTCTGAAGCCATAGTAAGCACCGCAGAGAGGTTTGCTGCACGGGTGGCTTTAAGCGGAACCAGATACGCTCCATCCCCCGCGAGGAACTCCGCATTCTGCCCGCTCAGTTTTGGCAGGAGGCCGTGACGGAGAGTGGTTGCGTTTAAGTCCGTATTATCGTCAGGCGCAGCAAGGTCGTCGAGCTTGATGGCGTCTGCGCCACCGCCTTGGTGTGACACTGCATGGGCCGTGGGTGTGCGTGCGTCTGACAGCCTCGCATCATTGCCCACGCACACCGTGGTGCCAGTCGACCCGAACGAGACGCTGAGAACGGCCCCGCTGAACGCCAGTCCATTGCCTACCGAGATGGCAGCCACATTCCCTGTCGTTCCGCGGCCGAGCAGTCGCGACGCTGCCAGCGTGATTTCGCCCACGGCTCCATTGGTGGTCGCTGCCCGGCAAAGCACCGCCTGAGCAGTGACACTCTGGATCTTGGCATAGACGACTGCTGCATCAGCGATCTTCGTGCTTGTAACAGCCCCGGCATTGATAGTCCAAACAGACCCGGAACCGGAGACCACAATGTCTGCATACGTGTTGTCGGAGATCCCACTTCCGCTCCCGTCCGCCCCGCGCGGGATCACAAAATCAAGGATTGCAGCAGCGGCCGTACCTGAGTTGGTGACCGTGGCCGCCGAACCCGGAGCCCCTGTCGAGACTGTACCGACGCTCACTGTGGCGGCCGTTCCGGCTGGGCCGGCGGCTCCGGCAGGCCCCGTATCGCCCCGTGGAATTACGAAATTGAGCACGGCCGCAGACGATGTCCCTGAGTTGGTGACGGCGGCCGCCGACCCCGGAGCGCCAGTCGAGACCGTGCCTACCGTGAGCGTGGCAGCCGTCCCAGCAGCACCGGCCGCACCAGTTGCGCCGGCAGGCCCTGTATCGCCCCGGGGAATCACGAAATTGAGCACCGCAGCAGAGGATGTCCCTGAGTTGGTGACCGAGGCCGCCGACCCCGGAGCGCCAGTCGAAACCGTGCCTACCGTGAGCGTGGCAGCCGTCCCAGCAGCACCAGTTGCGCCGGCAGGCCCCGTATCGCCCCGGGGAATCACGAAATTGAGCACCGCTGCAGAGGATGTCCCTGAGTTGGTGACCGAGGCCGCCGAGCCAGGAGAGCCAGTCGAGACCGTGCCTACCGTGAGCGTGGCAGCCGTCCCCGGAGGCCCGACTGGGCCGGGGATCCCGGATCCGCCATTTTCCTCGATGGCAGTCACGCGCTCATCGATGGCATCAACGTCTTCGGTGGTTGCGTAGAGCAGCGGACTGACGGCTGCTGGCACCAGTTGGCTGCATGGATGCCGATGCAGGATGAGATCGGCCGATGCGAGCGTGTAAAGCACCGAAGGAGAGACGATGCCCGTGATCGTCAGCGCAAACTGTTTCGACTCTTTGCCTCCCAGATCCAGATTGGTCTGCTGGCTTGAGAAAAGCAGCTCCCATGGCTGCGGATCATCTGCTGAGACCAGCATGCTCACAGCTGAGAGCGGCACGGCAGCGCCCCCCACCGACCGACTGGGATGGATCTCCGCGCGCAGGGTCATCGATGCCGGCATCTCCGCCGACGCATCCCACGAGAGAGCGAGCTTCAGCGGATTGGCCTGCGAGTGGTCGATCCGCAGGATGGCCGGTGGCGGAAATGCGAGAGATGCAGCGCGGGTGTGAGACATGTGATCAGCGACGTTTTGCGACCCCCTCGAACGATTTCAGGAGTCCGGTGGCGCGGTGGATGATCCACCAGCCATTCATGCCGCAGAGGAACCCGGAGGCAGCCCAGGCATGCCATGTGCGAGACCAGACATGCTTCGCCGGCTCGATCCAACCCCACTGCACGAGGACGAAAAATGCGATGGCGGGGAAAAAGGATCCGGCGGCCGCCGAGCCGATGAAATTCGCCAGCAGAGGCAGCAGAGGCCGCCCACGGTGACGGCCCTCGATGAGGGTGATGAGACTGGCGAGGATTGCCCCCAGCATTGCATACGAGTCGCTCACACTCGGCTGCTCGATGACGATGGCCGCCGCTGGCAGCGACAGAGTGACGGCGAGCACAGGGATGCTGAGAGCGGCTGAGACGAGCGGCATGGGTTGCGTTTGGGGGATGGGTCGATGATGCGAGGAGATCGATGCGGAGACGGCTGGTGGTGGCATGGCTTGAATGGATCAGGCGGTTTCCTTGCCCGCGATCAGGACCTCGACGCCCACATTGCTCGAGCCCCCGTAGAACGAGACTGCCACTGCACTGCTGGCGGTCGGCACCACCCCAGCCTCGAGGCAGTAGGTCACCTCGCCCGGGCCGGCGAATGTGTGGCTGTGGGTACCGAACAAATCGGTAACTGAGACGGTCACAGGCCCGGTCCATCCAACTGCTGGATCAATCTTCCCCGCGCGGATGTGCAGGATGTGGACCTTCGCAAACTTGGCCTGCAGGCCCTCGACGTTGCGGAGAGGATTCCCAGCCAGCTCGACGTCCGGGAATGCGTCCAGTGTTCCATTTCCGACGAGGCGCAGCACGACTGCACTGTCGAGCGTGGCCGGATCCAGATCCCGTCGGAAAGACGGCAGAGGATTGTATGTGCCAGCCCCTGCCCCAAACGACGAGACGACAGCAGCCACCTCGACTCCCAGTGATGCGAAGACGATGTTCATGCTCCGACAACGAGGAGTTCGACACGGAGGCGATAGGGAGTCTGATTGAGGAGCTGCCCCAGCAGGCTGGAGATTGTCAGCTCCAGATCATTGTCTGGCATCGGGATCCCCAGCTGAGGAGCAGTCCACACAAAGGTGGACCCCAGCTCCATGACCGTGCTGATGGATCCAAGTGCGCCCATGCCAACGGACAGATTGATCTGTCCGTATGGAGCCAGCGGACGGCGCGGATAGACAGCCTTGTGGCGCTCCGCACCAGTCGTCGTGTCGAGGAATTTGACCTCCATCGCCGACGGCGTCGCCGTGATCAGAGCGAGACAGGCATTGGAATTTTCAGCCCAGACCAACGATGCCGGCTGAGCGATCCCGGCGAGGTCGCCGACCGATGTGGGAGCGACAGACCCAGCACCTACATTGATGATCGGGAGCGTGGTATCACCCACATCGAGGTGCACGATGCTGGTGCCCTGATGAGCCGACGTAATCAGGAGATCAGCAGCGCCGCTGCGCGCAAGCCATGACAGCTCCGGCATGACATTCCCGGTGCCCGGAACCGTTGGCGAGAATGCGCAGGCTGCAATCCGATGACAGGCTGGCTGGGGAGACGCGAGGAGTTCATCGAGGACCTCCGGCTGGGAGGCGGATCCAAGGCCGGGGACACCGGTCCGCACAGCAGTTCCGGCAAGATTTTTCCCTCCATCGATGGCCGCAAATCGCACCAGCTTGGTCCCGATGTTGTGGGCATAGTATCCGACTCCTGTATTGTATCTCGGATCAAACGGCCCGGCCGGAAGGGCCGCTTGAATTTGCGACAGGATGCTGGCGACCGAGTTATCGCGCGGCCCAAGCACCGGGAGCACCTTTCCAGACGCGAACAGCGAAGCGAAGGCAGCATTGCTGTCCGCGAATGCCGTCGCACCCGTGCCAGCGTAACCGCACATTCCGCCGGCCATCACGACCCAGTCCGGAGCCAGCTCAGTGATCAGGGCAGCCGTGGCCGTCTGGCGGGCACCGACGGATCCAGTGTTTCCGATGGCGACGATCCGTTGCTGGGCGGAGGCACCGATTGTCGGATCGATAGTGGCGGGGAGAGCCGTGACGCGCGCCACGATCCCCCGGATGATGCTTAGGTTCGCAGGCCCTGTTTGGCTGGCATGGGAGCCCGTAAACGTCAGCGAATACGGGTCATCCGTGGATTCCCAGACCTTGTAGGCGTAGTTGGCTCCATCGAGCAGGATTTCCGAACTGGCAGCCAGCACAGCCTCGGAGGGCTTCTCCTGCAGAGCGCCCAGCTGGGCAAGGTGGAGGTGGCTGCTGCCCCGGTGGCTGAAGGATGCTCGGTAATTCATCCCCCATCCCCGGGCGTCAACTCAGCCCGGACCGTAGTCCGGCACCCATTGGTAATTGGCCTCCCACAAAAACAGCCCGACCGGCACACCTGGCCGAGGCACAACGATAGGATCCTGAGGGTTAAACCCAACCAGCACCCATCCGCGCGGACTGTTCAGGACCGGGTCCTTGAGGCCCGAGAAATTCATGGGCCGATTGAGCGGCTTGATCTGGGAGGGCACCGTGGGCGGCACCGGTGGATTGTAGAGGGTTGCAATCGATGCGCCCTGAATGCGCAGCAGCCCCAGTTGGTCGCTGAGGCGCACCCTCCAGTACTCGCCGGTGTTTGGATTGGTGTCTGACGTCGCCGATCCGAATGGCACCTTGAGCATTGATGCCGGCACAAACACCGTGGCATCACCCGACTTCTGCGGCCACTGTGTCTCGCGCGTGGTGACCGAGTTGGAATAGACCTTGATGCGGTCGCCCGGAGTCGCGAACCCCTGCCATTCCACATCCGCCCAGATGTGTCCATCGGGCTCCCTCCGGGTGATGTCGCTCTTGGTGACGTACATGCTTGGCCTTGAGACAAAGCCGGCTGGAGGGTTTTGGCCAAGGCCAAACACAACCTTGAACTGGGCAGGTGTCCCGCGAAACAGGATCTGGGCCGCCATCGAGTCAAACTTTGACGGCTCCTCCTTTGGCTCCGGGAGACTGCTCAGCAGAGCATACTGATTGGTGGAGAGATAGGCGTGGGTCATGTCAGGCTCGAGGGGCGCTTCGCTGGGCAATGGTTGGGCGATTCTCGACCAGCTGGTCCCTGATCTGAGTCAGTAGCTTTGCCAATTCGCGGCTTTCGGCCGCCGCCCCTTGGCCCGGTGCCGTGTCCAGCTTCGACTCTTGCGACCACCCGGCCTCCCTGCCCCAGCCCGCACCCATGCGCAGAGGATTGTTCTGGCTGACCGCACCCCGGGTCTTGCGACGTCCGGTCTGAGCGAAGTAATCAGCATCCTCATCCGCTTGAGACTTCCGGCTTGCGAGAGCCGCAGCCTGCCGGGGATCGACTCCCTGTTCGATGAGTTGGGAACGCAGCTGATTCTCGGAGCGGGTGCGCTCCATGCGTTCCGCCTTTTTCGTGTGCCCACGTGCCCGCGCTTCTTGAATGGCAATGTCTTCGGCCGTGGCACCGACTGCCATGCTGCTTTCTTCGCGCCGCTTCGCGGCCTCCTTCATTTGCTCCGCCGCTTTGATTGTTTCGGCCCGTTCCCGCTCATTTTCGACCTGAGCCTTGATGAGCGTGAGGGCCTGCTCTTCCGTGAGCTTGTTCTCCTTCATGACATCCGCGAGGCGCTCAGCGATGGCGAGCTTTTCCTGCGCAGCATCGATGGCATCCTGATCCCCATCGATGCGAGCCATTTCCAGCTCCGCTTCCAAATTCTTCAGGTTCTCAGCCTTTGCGAATTTCTGATTCGCAGCATCGATCTGCGCACGATCCGCAGCAGCCTTGGCATCGGCCCGCTTCTTGATTTCCTCCGGGCTCAACTCGTAGCCGGCCACGAGATCCTTGGGAGCAATGGCTGCCTGCGCAGCGGCCGCCTGATATTTTGCTGCACCAGCGAGGTCCCCTTTCATGAGGGCCTGCGCAGCTGCAGTCTCGTTCTTGACCACATCGACGATCCTCCCATTGCTCATCTCCAGCATGGTCTTCTTCCAGCTGTCGTCGAGGTTGCTCACCGCCTCGCTGGCCGTGATGGCAGCCCGCGGCAGCTGGCCAAGCGCCTCCACCGCGCCAGCCACGAACTTGTCAGCATTGGTCTTGTCGAGGTTGGCAGCGATCTGCAGGAACTGAGGGATCCGAGTCGAAATCTCCTTCAGGTTCTCCATGTCCACCTGCCCGGTGCTCATGATTTGGCGAAGGCTGACCATCACCTCGGCGAACTCATTCTTGCCACCACCGACGAGGGCCACGGCATTGCCGAACTGCTCCATCGCGCTCCGCGCATCCTTCGCACTTAACCCAACGGACTGCAGGTCGCGCGCTCCTTTGATCACCTGCTGGAACCCAAGTCCAGGCTTTTCGCCGAGAGCCATCAACTCATTGAGCTGAGACTTGAGAGTCTCGCTGCCATCGCTGACGGCAGCGAGGCCGGCCACAGCCGACTCGAAATCCATTTCCACCTGGGCGGCCTCCTTGAGCTTGTCTCCCACGGCACCCATGGCACCCAGCGCGGCACCAGCCAATGCCATCTTGCTGGCCAGCTCCGTGAACTTCAGGCCCGACTGGGAAGCCGAGGACTGCATGCCCTTGAAGAAGCCCGGCTCACCACGAATCGACGACAGCGAGTTGGCGAATTTGACAGCCTCCGCACGGGCCTGATTCAGACCCTTTTTCCACGGCTCCGAGTCCGTGTGGAGCGACGCTCCGACGCCTGTGGTTTTGTTGGCCATGCCTTAGAATTCAGAGGCCGAATGAGGCGAGCCGGCGGTTGAGGTCGGCTGCTGCTGCAGCGGCATCTCGTGGGCTGATGCAGGAGATTCCTCTGGAGCACAGCCAAGCGTGGACGGTGGCGTGGAGGTCCCGGAGTGGCACGTGGTCGAGGATGTGCTCCCACTTGGTGACGTCTCCTCCTGAGGCGATCCAGAGCCACTGCTGGGCTTGCTCAGGGAAGGATCCTGACGCGTCAGCAGACTCGTTTTTTTTTCAACGCCCACCCGCGTGGATTCATGGTAATCCCAGAGCGCGGCCGCCAGCACGCAAAGCCGGACAGGAGTCATTGACGGGTCAGACGAGAAGGTCGCATCGACCCAATCCCGGGCGGTGGCGGCCAGCAGCTCGACATGCCGGAACAGAGGCTTCACCTCGCCGTCAGCGCCTCGCACCGGTCGCTCCCAGACCGCTTTTTCGTGCGCAGCTAGGTACAGGACGATTTCCGCCACGGGGATCAGGAATGGGATGTGCACGCCCCCGAACTCGTTGCCGAAGAGTTCCGCGATGACCATGCGCCGGCGCAGCGTCATGCGCAGAGGCATCCCATTTGGCAGGTATTCGACCGCCGGGGTATCAATCCACACCGTGTCTCGTTCCTGATCCGGGATGGCGTCAGCCGGTTCAGATTTGCGGCCACTTGTTGCGGCGGACGACAGGTAACTTTCGAGGCTCTCTGGGCTCTGCATGCCTAGGAGCGGCAGTCAATCAGCCCGCAGCCGACAGCCCGCGCAGATGCCTGCCAACCTGATCGCGGAATCGGTTGCGGATCCGGACCGATTGACCGTCCGGCAATGGGACCTCGATGTACGGCCGGCTGCTTTCGAGCAGCTCGCGCGAGACGATGGCGCTCCGCGTGCCGGTTCCCCGCAGGAGGAAAGTCAGCGCCGATGCCTTCGATGGGTCCAGCTTTGTCTGCATGTACTGCCAGTTGGCAGCAGCCTGCGCAGCGTAGGCCACAGGATGCTCCGTGGCAGGGTTTTCCAGTTCGCGCAGTGTGGACTCCAGCGAAAGCACATCCTCCGGGAGACGGCCCGGCAGCACGAACGCCGGGCCGCTGATGATGTGGGCATGCGGCAGCCATCCGACAGCAGCGAGGCCAGCAGCGATCGCCAGATCCTTGGCGGTGCGCAGAGGGAAAGCCCGGGGTTCCTGGGGCATTTCTCGCGATGTCCATTTTTCCGGAACTGCCGATGGATCCCTCAGCCACGCCGCAAACGCTTTTTCCGCCTCGATGCCGCGCATGGCAGCCGCGAGCGGGGCAGACCACGTGAGACGGCCGGCCATGGCGTCGGCGAGAGCCTGCTCCGCCTCGTTGGCCCGTTCCTCGACCCATGCAGACCACCGGGCAGATTGATCCTCCGGCTGGACGGCCTTCATCCGCAGCCGAAAGCCCACGGTGCGGAGGGCTGCACCGTGGGCCAGGTCGGCAACGGAGAATCGAAAGCAGATCATGCGCTCAGGCAGTCAGCCGCTGGAAGGCATTGTTCGGCTTGTAGATCAGGCGGAGCCCGAACTTCAGGGCATAGAGATCCCCGGGGACTGCCGAGAGTTCAGGATTCCCAAAGCGGAAATATCCTCGGGCCGGAAACCCGAAGGCCACCGACGGGTAGAAGTTGGTGACCACGCTTCGATCGATCGCCGCACCGGGATGAGTGACCAGCGGCCCAGCAATGGACGTGACGTCCGCCTCGACATCCATCTCGTAGCGCGGCCTCGTGGCAATCTCGACCGCATCGCTGTCCAGATGATTGTACTTCTCCTTCATCTGCCGAGTCGGCTTGTAGCCGATCGATTTGAGCAGCAGACCATCCATCGCGTACTTGATCCCGAACTCAGTGTCGCAGGTTTCGGAACTGTGAGAAATGACGGCGGATTCTGGGTCGATAGGGGTGACTGGCATGGCTGCCCATTGACCACCGTCAACCGATGACGACTGACACCGTTTCTGCGGGGACTTTCGCGCCGGCTGCAACGATGATCGGGGAACCCAGCTGCTGCTTGAGCACCATGGCCGGCGCGCTGCTGGGATAGGCGAGGCGGATGGCCCGCCAACCGATCGACCACCCACCAGCCGGAGCGGTTTCCGCGCCTTGGTAGGTCGTGGCAGTGACCGCGTTGCCACCAGTGACGTTCCATGTCGGGCCGGTCCGCGGAATGGTGGCGGCGGCCACCGGGGCCGACGAATCATTGGACGGCTCGGTCTCGTGGTATTCCAGCCAGACGTAGGCCGCTCCAAGATCGGCGGAAAACCCGAAAAGCCGGGCCAAATAGATGGCAGCCGGCGATGGCTCAAGAGCGCTGCCCTGATGAGCAGCGAGCAGGGAGAACGAAAGACGCCCAGCACGCAGCCGGAAGGCCGATGTCGCGGGGACGGACACCGGGGATGCCAGCACGACGTCTGCGATGACTGTCCCGGCATCCGTAGCCACGCGCAGGTGCGTGACCGTCTTGGCTCCGGCCGTCCCCGGGAAAATGACCGAATCCGACAGGCTCATCACGCGCGGGCCGGGCGCTCCGCCATCCGGCGAAATCTCCCAGGACGCCACGGTGATTGGCGACCAGAGCACCGTTCCTCCCGATGTCGGCGCTCCGTTGTAAGGCGTGATCCTGACCGGCCGTCCAAAGGTAGTCCCGCCCTCCAGCACATCCGCGAGAAGCGAAGCCAGCAGCGTCGAACTGGTCAGCGGAAACTCCGCCTGCGCAGGCAGATCCACATTTGGCGAGACTGTGAGGGCGAATGAAACGGAATCGGTGGCTCCCGATGCGGAATCCAACGCGACGACCTCGACCCCGTAGACCCCCGAACCGGATACCGTCCCGGCAATCTCCGCGGAATACCCAGATTCCGCGATGGCGAGGCCCGCCGGAATGCCGGTGGCCGACCAATCCGGAGTCAGGCCGGATGATCCAATGGCGAGCAGCTGGATGGAGCATTCGTCTCCCTCAAGGACGGTCAGCGGGACCACCGGATCGATCGTCAGCCGGGCGGCTCCGCTGCGCGCTGCGTCGAATGTTGCGCCCTCGTAGGCCACCGTGAACGAGACCTCCGCGAGGTCCCCAGCTCGGGCCGTAACCGAGGGAGCCAGGTAGATGTACTTCCCGCCGGCCGTGAACAAGAACGGAGCCGGCGAATCCGAACCGTTCAGGAATTCAAGATCCTCACCGTTGAGGGTGGCTCCGGGATGATAGTCCGCGAGCCCATCGATGGCGAGCGCCTCGGCCTCAATCCGATACTCAAGAGTCTGGTCGTCATCGCGACGATACACCAGCTGGCGCTGTCGGATGACGCCCCCAACCACCGGGTAGCCCAGGACGCGCTCTGTCTGGCACGCTGCCGACCGGACGCATTGTCGCACCAGCAGGAAATCCTCCTGCTGGAGCAGCAGGAGGGAACTGGTCGATGCATCAAAAGCGGCATCGGTGGCGTGGAGCAGGATGGCGGCCTCGGGATCAACGACGGTGACAGGCATGAGATCAGGATTCGGTGTGACGCCCGGAGGCGAAATAGGTGAGGTAGACCTCGAATTTGGGCCGGTTGCTCTCGTCCTTCAGGAAATCGACAGCCGCATTCCGGACATGGTGCACTTGCACGCGGTCTGTGCTCAGCAGGTTCGTGATGGGCCGAGGAACTCCGGCATCCATGACCCCCATGCCGAAGAGGCATTCCAGGCGTCGGCGGATGGCCTCGGGATTGATGCGCGACATATCCCGAGCCCAGATGATTCCGAGATAGATGGGGACGAGCCAGAACCTTGCATCGTGCTCCGTGCGCCGAGTCGTCTGCTCGTGCTGCGCGATCAGCACTGCTGGAGGCCGCAGCTGGTCCGGCTCATCGTACCGGTACAGCTGCGTGCCCTCCGGCAGCAGCCAATGTCCAGCTGGCGCAGGCGCGCCGACAGCCCACGCGGGGGATACGATTCCTGCACCCGGGCCGTTTCGCAGCAGGCCCTCGACCGCGGAGACAAGAGCATCCGATGGATCCGAGTAAGTAGGGATAAATGTCATGGCTGAAGCAGGCGAAATCCAACGTCCTTGGCTGCGTTCCTTATGTCGATCGTCAGCCATTTGTTGACCTGCGCATAGACCTCGTTCTGAGCAGCCGAAAACGCCGACGGAGCAAGACCCTCGATGCCGGCAGCCCGGGACCCATTGGACGACGCGAAATTGAGGGCTGTGATACTGACCGTGTTTGTCATGATTTTCTCCTCGTAGCTACCCGCCGGGTTCTTGAGCTTCGGGAGCCGCGCACGGTAAGGGACCCCTGCCCCAGCGATAGCCGGCGCAAGTCCGGCCCGGTGCAGGCCCGCGCTCCACGCCTTCCCCGAGACAAACCTCGACGGGCTCAGGGGCTTCCCGGTGCGGGCGCTCCGCTGCCTCGCCAATCGATCAGCGAGCGTCCCCCGGAAGCGGTTGGTGCTGACCTTTCGGACGACTTTGCGCGAGCGGAGACTGCTCTTGATTCCCTTGTTTGCGACCGACAGACGCGTGTACCCGACCACCACCTGCATTAGGTTTGAGATGATCTTCTCCCGGTTTCCGCGAGGGATTTTGCCGATGGCAAAATGCACCCAGAATTTCATGATCTTCCGGAAGGTATCGATGAGAGCCTTCCCTTGGAAAGCCCGATGCATGGCGTATCGATTGATCGCATCGACAGCAGATCGATCGATGACAGAAAAAAGCGGCTGCTTGGACATGATTTCGCGGGAGATGTATGGAGATTGTATGGAGAGCCTCAATCCTGACGGACGGCGGACATCTTGAGCAGCGGGCCGTAGGTCCTCGCATCCTTGACAGTGCAGAGCCGGCACTGCTCGATGTCCGGCCCATCCCCAGAAGCGGGACCGAGGAGGAAGCAGTCATTGTCGCGCGGAGGGAACGGGAAGTCGGCAGCCGTCAGATGCAGCTCCCGTTGATCCGTTGCGATGTCGATGAGGCCCGTGACGGCCGCCGACGATCCGCGAGCCACAGCAGCGACCACCGGGATCCTGACGACGTATTCGCTGCTGCCGCGCACGGCTGGCCACCACACGAATTCATCACCCCCGAACGTCTGGAGCGATGTGGCCTGGAGGAACTGGAGGGACTTTGTGAGGAAGGATGCTGGCATGCGATGAGTGGGAATGACTGAGGACAGATGCAGAACGGCCCGGCCCAGTCGAAACCGGGCCGGGCCAGTGGCAGCAGACGCGAGAGCAGCGCGTCAGATCAAACAGTAACGGAGCCGGGAATGGCATCCGGAGAACCCGGCACCCCAGAGACCAAGAGTGTCCGCCCGCGGCCGACCGAGTAGAGCGAGTAGAGACCTGTGATCTCATCAAACTCCGCGCTCACCGGCACAGACACCAGATTGGGGCCGTCGCCATAATGGTAGAGCGCCGCTGGGACTGGCGAGCTTTCCGCACCCGGCTGGCCTTCGGGTCCCTGCTCGCCGATCGGTCCGGTCGGGCCATCCGGCTCATCGGCAACCGGCGGCTCCGGTGTATCGACAGCAGGCGCTTCCGCCACTTCAGCTGTTTCGGCAGCAGCGTCTGCCGCTGGCTCTTCAGTGGGCGCGGTCACGGTCGCGTGTGGTGGTTTTTTTGCTGGCATGGCAATCAGAGTTCCAGCCCGAAGGTCACCGACTGAGCCGTCACATTGCCACCTGTGCCACGGGCGCTGTTGAAGCGCACGTAGCGGCGGAGGCCGGTGGCGATCGGGCGGCGGATGGTTTGAGCCGGACTACCGCCAGCCTGCCCGGTAATGACGATCGTCGAGTAACCGACGGCGGAGGCGAAGGAGGAGTTGTCTGCGCTGTCTTGGATGGTCAGCGTGAGTGTTTCGCCGGCCGCAAGGTTGGGCATCGCCGGGATGTCGAAGCGCAGCTGGCCATGCTGGATAAATGATCCCCCGGATGGACCGAGGTCGATGCTGGCCGAGTTGGCGTTTGCAGAGGCCGCCGGATTGGCGAGAGAGCGGGCTTGTTGGACGTCGAGCATGATGGTGTCGATTGTCAGGGTTGATGGTCAGAATGATCAGGCCGGAACCTCGATGGCATCGGTGTTCCCGATCTGCTCCGAGACGATGATGGGGATGCCACGGTGCTCGACTGGCAGCGGAGTGCGGTGCGCCATCGTGCGGCTGACCGCATCGCCCGGGCTCATGAAGACCGTGACTTGGGCATTGGTGCCTCGATCAGCCTGCAGCTGGCGTTGCGAACGCCCGCTCATGTAGAGCTTGTTGGGCTTCGAGCCGGACGGGTGGCTGGCGATGAGCGCATCGAGCAGGGCCTCCGTGCACGTGAATCCGGCCTGCGCCGTGACGTTGAAGGCCCGACGGACGCTGTACTGTGTGAAGGAGCGGCCGGTGCCGTCGCTGCTGCCGTTGATGGACAGCCCGATGTAACCTTCGCCGGTCGCGTAGTAGTACTCCTGCTCCTTGGTAAGGCCGTCCACGGGATCGACCTCGGAACTGAGGACCGTGTTGATCTCGCTCATGCCCATGAATCCCTCGAGGCCCTGCGGCCCTCCCATGCGGAGGCAGGCACCCATCGGGTCTTCCCAGACCGAGTACACGCTCGATGCGGTGTTGGCAGTAGACCCGCCGGCATTGATGGCGTGGCGCGCGAAACCAAAATCCTCAGGATCCTGCGTGGCTGTGAGCACATTGGCGGCGGCCGCAGCACTGGTGGCCTGCTTGAGGCCGATGAATCCTTTCGCGTTGTTGGCCGTACCGTTGATGATCTGGCGCTCCAGATTGACCATCTCGGATTTGAACGCCAGCATCGACTGGAGCGAGAACCAGTCCATCACGAGACCGGCACCGACAGACGACTGGTTTTGACTGTTCCAGAGGTCGGTAGATGATTTCGGCTCCTTGATGAGGAGGCCGATCCGGTAGGCATCGACCTTGCCCATGCCGATCTGGGAGCGGCGAGCAGTCATGCCCTCATTGAGGTGGAGGAACCCCTGCGCGGTCGCGAGGCCGACGACGGCGATGGAAAGATACTGCGTGCCGATCATTGGCAGCGCTTCAAAGTTGGCGACGATCGGAGCTTCGGCGCGGACCCCCATGAAGAGGCCCTCCGCGAAGCCGTTGCGAGAGACGGCGAGGATTTCGGAGGCGGTAGGCATAGTGTGAGCTGGCTGGAGTTAGCTGTGGAGGGTGGCAGGGATCAATTGTTCTGGACGGCCCATGGCGCTTTCCGCTGCGCCCAGTATGCCTGACGCGTGGCCGCGGCCCGGGCGGCCGGAGACGGTTCTGGCACATCAGCGCCGGCGGGAGCCTTGGCCCCGGGCAGCTGCCCGGCCGGGTGGCTCATGTTGCGCAGCTCCTGCGCGGTCTTGGCCGTCGCGCGCCGCTCGACGATGCCTGCAGCAGTAGCCGCTGCGTCTCCAGCATCATCAGGATTGAGGAGGCCTTTCTCGATTTCCGCCCAGTCGGCGAGCAGCTTTGCGTTCTGGGTTTCCGCAGCGTCAGCTCGCTTCAGCGCCGCTGCGAGTTCGGAGCTGAGCCGCGAGTTGTCGGCCTTGAGCTTCGTGATCTCGTCGGCGAGGCCAGCTTTCGCCCGGAAATGGGCAGCCATGCGGGCGATGCTGCCTGCAGCTTGCGGAGCGTCGTCCTCGTCTTCCTGCTTATTGGCGACCGGGGGCGGAGTCGGCGCGGACTGCCCCGATGTGCCACCGGTTCCGTTGGTGCCAGCGACGACAGTCGGGGCAGCCGGAGGCGGAGTGTCGTCAGCGAATGCGCCGGCGCAGAGGAAAAGCAGCGAAAGAGGAATGAGCAGGGATTTCACGAGGTGGATGATGCTGGTTCGTTGGTGGCACCCGATGCGGTGCGTCAACGTGCGAGGGATTTCTCGAGCCATGCCACGTGCGCGCGCCGGCTGGAGATCACTCCATCGGTGAGGGCCTCAGGCGCATCTGCGACCGTCCAGCTCTGACCCTGCATGATCGAGGCAGCCCATGATTCCCGGCTGATTTCGTAGCCGGCCGCCGCAGACCTGCGCGCTGCCTCACGTTCGATGGCGTCGCCACGCCGCCCAATAACCTGCCCGAAGAACCGATCAGCCTGCGCAGCCACATCGGCCCGCAGCGATGCGAGGAATTCCTCGCTCACTGGCACCCCCCGCATGCCCTGCCCCTTGAATTTCCCGGATGCGATGAGGTGCATGGTGAGGCCCATGTCGGCATAGGCAGCCGATGAGTCGAGGACTGCGCAGTACACCCCGATGGATCCGATGTCGGCACTGGCCGCTGCATGTATCGTATCCGCAGCTGATGCGAGGTAGTAGGCGGCGGAACATGCCATGGTGTCCGTGTAGGCATGGACCGGAGCCACGGAATCCGCGAAGTCCCGGATCGCGGCGGCTGTCTCCGGAACTCCAGTGACCGTTCCACCCGGGCTGTTGAGGTGCAGAGCCAGCGCCTTGGGATTGTGTTCCGCCACATGCTCCATGGCGGTCTGCAGATGATCGACGCAGACGCCACCACACCCCATGTCAAACCCACTCAGCCCCTTGCCGATTACGCCATCGACATAGATTTGAGCGACCCCAGACCGGCGGCTGACATTGTAGGCGATGCGGGCCCGCTTCTGATCGACTGTGATCGCCCAGTCATCGGTCGCGGCGAGCACCAGTTTATCCTGCAGTTTCCGCTGGGTGGCGGTGGGTCGATCCGATTCATCATCATCGTAGGCTCGCAGCGGAGCGTTGCGCGCAGCGATGAGCTGAGGCACCAGAGCATCCCGATGGAACTCTGGGCGGATCATCCAGGGCGCGCCGAAAACCAGACCTGCGATGCGGGGGAGTGCGGAAAAGACTTCGTTCATGAGATTGATGTATGGAGATTGTATGGAGTTCAGGGCTGGACGTCGGTGGGCCGGTCGTCCTTTGCCGGCTGAGCGGGAGTGGAGCTGCCGGTGATGCCATAGATGGACGCCGGGAAGACGACGCTGATGGGCAGCCCGCGCCGCACGACTCCCTCGTTGTACATGTGCTCCAGCTCCTCGATGCGTTCTTCGATGATCGTGATGGAGTCGGAGCCACGCTCAGCAGCCAGCCGCTTCAGGCTCTCGGCTCCAAGCTGCAGCTTGGATTTGTCGGCGTTGGCATCTCGGCCCACGTCGATGGTGTACGCCTCGGAGAACCGGGCCTCGCAGCGCCAGTAGGCCGGAGTGCTCTTCTTGGGCCGGGGAACGATCCCGTTGTCGATGGCGTGCTGCAGTCGCCAGGCATAATCCCTCTTCACGAACGGGACGCGGCGCTTGAGCCGGCGATTCCGCCACTGGTGCGAGTCGCCGAGTGTGAGGCGGATGCCGGGGCCGGAAACATTGAAGCGGCCAGTGAAGAGGCCGAAGAGCATTTGGACCGGAAGGCCGAAGGAGAACGCGATCTTCTCCAAAGTGTTCCCGCGCGTCTCGTCGTATGACGGGATGTCACGATCGACGGCATGCATGTTGATCTTCTCCCCCGCCTCGAGGCGCGCCACGGCTGGCCCGCCAAGGACCTCCTCGACAAGCCGCACCGGCTCGCCAGCCTCCGTGGTGCGTGTCGATGGCGTCGCCGGAGGCCGCGGCTGGAACATGAATGCGCCATCGATCGGAGCAGGCTCATTGCTGCCGGAAGAGGAGGTGTTCTCGATGGAGAAGCCCACGCGAGCTGCCACCTTGATCAGCTCGATGACAGCCATATCGACCTCCTGCAGGTCGATCATTGGATTGATCGCTGCGAGGAAAGCGGAGATTCCGCGCACGTTGGCGGGATGGTCGAAATACCCGTGCAGGAAAGCGGACGACGCAGGCACCACATTCCCCATCCCCCGATACGCCTGCCAGAAGTTGGCCTCCTCGGGGATGTCGTCGCGCAGAATCCGGTACGCCAGGTGCGCATGCCCGGCATCGACGAGGACCCCATCCCACCAGCCCCCTGCCCCATTGGTCATGCCCCACGGATTGTCGATGGCCAGCGAGTCGAAGAATCGACAGACCGGGAATCCTGCGGAGTCCTGCGAGAAAACGGTGAGCCCATCGCCCTGCACCAGGCTGATGACCTCTGCCATTTCCTGATAGGCTTCCGCATTGAACTTCCGCGAAGCATCGTAGACCAGCGAGTCGATGGCGGTGGCCTGCCACCAGTCCCGATACTCTCGGTCGAGGTCCTTGTCGCCCGTCCGAGGGTCTGGCCGGACTGGGCCAACCCACGCAGCGACCCGGCTGGCAATGGTCCCGTAGCTGTTGTTTTTGAGCCAGCGCATCTTGTCGACGACGACGCGGCGAGGCTCACCGGTCAGCACGAACTTCTGTCGCCGGTTCGTGGCTGGCACATAACCACGAGAGGGAGATTGCTGGGCCGCGGCGATGCCAGCCCCGCTCGCAGTTCCACCTGCCATGCCGGATGCGTGGAACCGTGGCTCGAGAGGGAGGCCGAATCTGTCAGTCAGGACGATGCTCATTCTCCCTCTGCGGGAGCGTCAACATCAGCCTTCAGGCCGGGACGGGCCGCCTCGAGAAGTCGAACGTGTGGCCCCGGGGCTGCGCAGATGTGCGTGGATCTGGCGCTGCGCCGGCTTCCGCGAGCACGCGCCGATAAGCATAGAGCCACGTGCAGACTTTGCGCCCGGCCTCGGCCGGGGATGTCTTGGTGTGGCTGATGCCCTCCATCGATTGGCTCTGCACGACGCTCAGTTCGTACTCCTCCAGCCTGGTCTTGAGGCCACGATAGATGGTGTGCACCTTTTCCGGGGCGGTGCCCGGCGGGGGATCACAGAGGAGGGCATCCTGCACGCATCGATCGTAGTCCATGCCATCTGACTGGAGTCAACGCCACCGCATCAGGCAGCGGATTCCTTGGTCTGGCGCAGGCACCAATCCTGAATCAGCCCGATCTTCTCGCAGTCCCCAAAGTCGTTGACGGCTGAGGCGCTGACTTTTTCCCAGATCATCCTCCGATTCTTCCAGACCTCGCGCATCTGCATCAGCTCGATGAGGTAATCATCCCCGACGTCGCGGGGGAAATACATGGCCGGCGCATAAGGCCGGTGCCGCTTGGGATCGAAATGCTGGATGACATCCCGGTAGAGGCGGCCCTCCCAGAAGTTCGAGTCGAAGTAGAGCACGTAGAGGGCCTTCCCGCTCCGGCTGTTGACCTTGACCGGCCACAGTCTATCGCTGCTCTGCATGTTCTGTTTCGCGCCCGCGACGCCCACGATTCGCGGGTAATCCGCGAGGCAGAGATCGATGGAGTCGAACCAACGACTGCCCTGAATGTCGATGTAGCATCGATATATTGCTGAGGACACCCCGTCCAAGGTGGTGAATTTCTGGGTGTCCAGATAGGATCTCAACTCGGCGAATTCCGGCGTGGCCGGGAAGGCTCCGTAATCAAGCAGGTACGATCTTCCATCGTGGCCGACAGCCCGGACCCGGTACTTCACGGAATCCTTCTGGTTGTCGGCGGTCATACCGATGTAGGCCACCTGCGTGGAGAGCAGCGGGATGGTTCCGGTGAGGTTGCCATTCTCATCCCGGTAGTTCCACGGCTGTGGGTCAGCGGAGCCCGGTGACGGAATCAGCCGGCGCAGGTGCGCCTGCGTCGTGTCGTCGGTGCGGACGGTCGGCTCCGGTAGGCCGAGAATCTCGTTGTTGAAGGCCCGCAGCTTCACTGGGTCGTTCTGCGCATCAAGGAATCGGAGCACGAGATTTCCCCATGTGAGCGAGTCGAATGCGATGTCCACGAGGCCGCTGAATTGCGCCGACCATCGGCCCGGATGCGCCATCGGATACATGTCCTTGGCTTTCCGCTGATCGGTCGGAGTCTCGACCCATCGGCCCTCCATGACCCATCGCTTTTTCTCCTCGCCCTCGTGCACCACCCCCTGACAATGCGGGCAGGCCCAGTGTGTCTCCCTCAGAATCCGGTGCTTGTCCCACTGATCCGCCATTCCCGGAAGCGAAACCCGACAGTGGCCGAATCGGATCTGGTCGAATGACGGCTCCGTGTATTCCTCGCAATGCGGGCAGCGGCATTCGTAGCGCATCTGGTTCCCGCTGAGATACTCTGCATGCAGGTAAGTTCCTTCCTCGGGAATGTACCGGAGGTTCCCGGTCTTCGGATCCCGATCGAAGCGGGCTTCCTTCTCCGGCTTCGAGAACGCGCAGAGCTTCCGCCACTGGGAACCTGCAGTGATCCGGCCTCGCGCCAGACTGATGGTGGTCGTGTCGCCAACCGTCTTATGCTGTTCGGCCTCATCGAGCACCACGATATTGGCTGAGGTGGATGTGAGGACCGACGCTGACTGGCCGCCACCGACATAGAGAGTGGACCGCTGAAATCGGAACTCCTCTGCTGTTGTCTCGGTTCCGTCGAGGCGCTCGCTGTTGGCCAGATCGGGGATGGCATCGATGAGCGGCTTGTAGGTGTCCTTCTTTTTCTTTCGCACCTCCTGCCGGGTGTGCATGACGAGGATCGCAGTGCATGGTCGATAGATGAATGCATGGCACATCGCGAACCAGACATGCGTCGTGAAGGTGCTCTGCACCGGCTTGAGCGTGAACAGTTCGAAGGCCCCGGGAGTCTCGAAGAATTTGAACACGAGTTTTGAGACCGCCGGGAATCTGTCAGGGTCGAACACCTGCCCTGCATAGGTGGGGTTCTGGTCGGCCGTGATCTCCAACCGCTGGTTGCGGATCCACTCCGCGATCGGCGGCACATGCAGCGGAGTGTACTGCTGCGTCAGGCACTCCAGGACGAATGCCTCCTCCGGACTCTGCTCTGTTTGCGGCGGCCTCATGCGGCAAACTGATTCTCAATCAGCCGGCGGCACACGTCATCGACGGTTGCGTCCACGAATTGATCCCAGATGGCCCGAGACTCCGCATGCTGAGCGAGCTGAGACCATGACTCTCGCAGGCGGGCCTTGAATGTTGTCGGGATGGCCGAGTGGGCCGCCTGAATGGCGCGGCGCACATCATCCCGCCTCAGCAGCAGGCCGCGATCCACCATGATCTTCTGTCGGTCGCGCTCCACCTCCCGCAGCAGATCGGACGCCTCGCGAAATGAGACGCGGGCGCTCCGAATCCGATCTTTGTTCCCGGATTCCAGAGCTTGCCTCAGCAGAGATTCCTGGACGACGAAGTCCTTTTTTGCAGCCGCCACCACATCGTCGAAATTGACGCTGTTGGGATCCCACGACTCGAAGTCGATCCCGTGCTGCACCTCCGGATCATCTGCCGATTCCGTAGCCGGTTCATCCGCCCGCGGCGCTTTTCGGCGTGCCGGAGGCCGCGGCGCATCAACAGTCTGGACGGGTAACGCAGCTCGGGCCTCGGCAGCGGCGCGCTCGATCTCCACCGGAAGGTCGCGCGCAAACCCAGATGCGCGCAGCCCATTCATCCGCTGCGCCCACCGGAGCAGATCAACCGGCGAATCCAACGGCGGCAGATCATTGTGCTCCCGCCCCGCCGCCACCCACCGCTTTACCGTCCGAACACTGACCCCATACCGCGCCGCGACCGCCATTTGACCCCGCGGGCCATCCGGCGGTTCGAGAACCAGAGGAGGAGCATCAGCGTCCATGCCCCATGGCCCCAGTCAATTCAGAGGGGCCACAAAGGGACAGTGGATTTCGTCCCCTCCCGCGCGCCCAGAGGGTGCGCGCGGGGAAACTCCCACCGTTGATCCGGCCTTGGAAAAGATTCCTTTGGGATACCCCACCCACACCCCTCCTCCCGCCCCTTCAGCCCCTCCACACCCTCATTTTTCTTACCGCCAAGGGGCCAGACGTCACGCAGTGACATGCGGATTCTGCTGCGTCCGTCACCCGTAACACGCTGAAAACCACCGTTTTCGGGATCAGGTGACGGATTGACACCAAAAATACACTACCGTGAAACCGAAACAACCTCATTCCCCGCACTTAAGGGGACAGACGGGCCACACACGCGCGCGCAGCCCCAGAAACACCTCGAAAGCGCCGTCACTGCGTCACCACACGCACAACGCGTTGATCATGCGCGAGTTGAGGGTGACGCATCAGCATTTTAGGAAGCGACAGCAAAGCCGCGCGCGCGCGTCACCAGCCGAAGGCGGATCGACCCGGCTCCGCCGGATGTGGTCAGACCGGCTCCGCCGGGCGCTCACGCGCTGGCGGCCGCGCTACGCGAAATGTAGCCCGCGCTACGCGGGAAGTAGCTGCCAGCCCCTGTTCGCAGATGACGCATCCGGCCGACTCATGGCACAAAGGGAAGGCCGCGCGCCGCACGAGGAGGATCAGATCGACCCGGCTCCGCCGGATGTGCTCAGACCGGCTTCGCCGGGCGCTCGCGCGCAGATGACGCATCCCGCCTACTCATGGCACGGTGAGACAGCCGCGCGCGGCGAAGGGGATCAGATCGTGCCGGCTTCGCCGGATTACGAAGGACGGCGGACGGTCACTGCGGAGGCCGCGCGATTCGCCAGAGCCGCGCCGTCTTTGTGCGGTGCTGCTCGACGCGCAGCGGCTCCTCCTTCTTTAGACGGCCGAGGATGCGATCGATGCGCTGCATCTTGAGCATGCCTCGAATGTCGCCAGCCACAGAGCAGTCGTCGGATGTGAGCAGCGCCTTCAGCTCGTGCGCAGATCCCGTCCAGACGGCCTCCGCGCTGTCCACATCGCCATGCTTGACCTCATCGGCCCGGCTGGCAACCCACCGCCACAGAGACACCCGCTCGCCCATGATCTCCCATCGGGCCGCATCGAGCAGCTCGAGGAACTCCCCACTCGGGGAATCCTCGAACAGCTCCCGCATCAGGTCCGGAGCTTGGATTGAGATCATCCCGAATCGGCCAGACTCCAGCACATCAGGCAGCTGGAACTCATTCATCAGCCAGTGCGCGAACGCAGGCAGTTCCTCCTCGAGCCGACGACCGAAAGCCCGATACTCATCGAGCGTGGTGGTCTTCATGGGCATCTCGGCAGCGTTGGCATGCAGCAGATGGATCTTGTCCGCCACGCCCTCCTTGATGGGAGGCAGCGACCGCAGATTGTCCTGGTCATCGTTGATCGAAATCGACAGACGCCAGACCGGGTTCACGATCATGGCGTCCCTGCCCTTGGGATGGAAGCGATGCCACTGCTCAGCGACGATCATTTTGATGAATTCGCCAAACCTCAGCCGATCCTCCATCTTCGTGCTGAGCGGCGAGTCGCCCATTGCCAGGTGCTCGCTGGCAAAAAGCTCCGAATTGAAGTTCGTGCTTCCAGTCAGGAAGTCGTCCGGCTTCGCCATGCGGCCGCCGAGGAGCGGCGTGATGATGTACTGCTGCAGCAGTGACTTCCCTCCGTCAGGCTTGCCTGCGATGACAAGGCCCTGCCCGTTCCGCATGACATCCTCGCCCGCGGCCCTGCGATAATAGACCTCCAGAGCCAGCTTCAGCCAGCCGTAGAAAATCGGCGTCTGATCGAAGATCCATCTCTTCTCCACCACCGGGTATTCGTGAGCTGGATCCTCGCAGTATTCGACCTCCCGGATGAGTGTCTTCCAGATGGCCAGCTCGCGCTTATGATCGCGATCGGGCCCCTTCAGGTACACCTTGAACGCAGACGGCATTTCCGGCCCATCGATCGGCAGGTGGAAGAATCCCTCCATCATCGTCCGCAGCATCGACCAATCCCCGGGCATCTGCGGCATGAGGTTCGGGCCCTTGCGCACCAGCACCTTCAGCGTCCTGACAGACACCACTCCGGACCGATGCCCTGCGATGTTGAGGACGGCATCGAGCTTCCGGTTGGACTGCACCCACAACAGCACCCGCTCCACATCACGGATCGGCTCCATCGAGTTCCCCTTCGCGAGCCCGTAGTACTGCAGCCAGCGCTCCAGATTTGATTCCGTAAGGCACATCCATTCGCCACGCTGCGGATCAGGCATGAAGTAGCCACCCCCTCGCTCATTGAGCCACCAGATCTGCCACTTGTCGGCCCAGTAGCCCGGATCGAAATCAGGCTGCGCCACCCGTCCGTTCCGCGCGGGTTTCGAGACCCCCTTCTCATCCTTCTGCATGACTCCGGTGCGCTTCTTCTTTGCCGCCTTTTTCTTCGCCGGCTGCGCATCGGATTCCTCCACCTGCTCAGCAGATGCCGGGATCTCATCAGTAGGTTGCTCTCTCAGATCGGACATCAGCTCAGAATGGATGGATGAAAGTCGAAGGCTGGAGGATTGACCTCGTCGCCTGCTGCGATGATGCGGACGCACTCCGCATCTCCGCGGGCAGCATCATTGAGGTCGCCGACGGGACGGCCGTCGGACTGCATCAGGTCCTCGAAATCGTAGACATCGACCTCAGCACCGGCCTCGGTCAGCTCGTCGGTCCATCGAGCGGCTGCCTGATACCCTGCCTGCTTGCCTGTCTTTGGATCGACCTTGTCGAAATGTGGAAATATGCGCACCCGGCGATGCCCGAACGCAGGCAGCGCATCCTCGTGGATACGAACACTGGCCCCCAAGATACCCACCACAGCCACCTCCCTCAGGGAGCCCGCCAGGCTTAGAAAATGATACGCTGCCAGAATGTCCGGTCCTCCCTCGACGAGAGCCACCCTCCGCCGCTCCCCAATCAGTCGAGCACCGAGTGGCCACTTCGCTGTGCCGATCGTGTACGCCTTAAAACTCCCGCCCTCATGCCGCTCCCACACGCCACCATCAAGCCTTCTGGCCTGCATTGCATAGCCCGCACCATCCGCCACAATCCAACACCTCACAGGCCCGATGCGCAGCTTCCCCGCTTTCTCCTCGCTCATCATGTTGGCTCCCCAGACCAGCCCGGAACGGATCGAGATGCCGAGTTCCGCCCCCCACACCATCCCGGCCTCCCGGGCGGCCAGCACGCCCTGGACACTCAGCCCACGCAACTCCGCTATCTCCTCGCATGTCCGATCGCTGAGCCGGCGGAGTTCCGGGAACCTCGCAGGCCGCTTCGGCCGCTCCGGCAGAGCCACATTCCGCGGCATCTTCGATGGCTTCCATCCGTCAGGCATGGGAGCCATTCCTGCAATGCCAGCCAGCGACCGCACCGCCTCCTGCAGCGAACCCCCACGCACCCGCTGCCACATGTCGAAGACATCCCCGTGAGCGCCGCAGCCGAAGCAGTGGAACACCCATCCCTTCCCTGTCTTGAGCGAGACCCCAAACGAGGGCGACCGCTCAGAATGAAACGGACACAGCCCCACCCACCGCCCCCCAGTCTGCCTCAGCTCAATGCCCAGCTGCTGAGCCAGATCAGGCATCTGGATCCGATCACGGACCGCATGCAGATCATACCGGGGCTGTTGGTCAGCGTCAGACATCGATCAGAGCCTCCTTGATTCAGATCCTTCCCCGAGCCGGGCCAGCAATGGCTCCGGATCGATCAGGCCCAGCAGGAGCATCTCGCGTGGCTCCCGCTGATACGGCTGCAGATGAGGCCAGCCCAGCAATGCATAAAACTCAGCCTCAGACGAAAACGTCCGCAGCTCGCCAGACCGGAGCCGGATCCCGTTGTACGGCTCCCAGCGCATCATCATCGCCAGCGCCCTGCGGGCCACCACCTCGTTGTGGATCCGGCTCCCAGTCCGGCAGATCAGAGTCGAAATCCACCCTCCCGGCCGCACCGAAAAGAAATCCACCGGGATCCCAGATGCCACATGCACTGCGAGCTTGATTTCCGCCCCCCACGAGGTTCCGCCGGCGGCACCTCGCCGCTTTTCCACGATCCCCTCAGCCAGCCACCTGCTCAGCAGAACATCGGCCTCGGTCTGCCCCGACGGCTCGCCAAAGAGATCAGCGATCGGTGCGGATTCCAGCACCAGCTCGATGTCCCCAACCTGCTGGCGGCCCCGCCGCAGGCTGCCTGCAATCTCCACCGCACTGCACTTCTGCAGCAGATCGCTCCGCAGTTGCTCAGCCACAGGCCGGGCCACTGCTGCATCCCACTGCTGCCTTTTCGGCTCGTCGCTCACGCCGCACCTCCTTCTCTACCCAGCTCGATTTGCCGGGCCCACTCTCCGACCGTGGCGGCCGCGCCGGCGAGATCCTGCGCCCGCTCTTCGGGTGTCCGGCCAAGGCCCGGAAGCGCAGCCAGATTCCCGGCCACAACACGCATGTGGTCCTCGAGAGTGCGCAGATCGATCACGACGTCAGCAGCCGTCGGCGGCAGCGTCGCAACCGGAGGATACTGCCGCGCGCCGGCGACTGCGAATCGGCTCGCATCCCGCACCCGTTTCGGGCATGGAGCATCCGCGTGGTCGGTCTCTCCGCAATACCAGCAGGTCATAGCCACCCCCCTTCCGCAGAGCGTTCGCGGGCCAATCCTGTTGCCCATGCTGCCCCCGCATCTCCTCCTCTGTCCTTGTCAGGGTTGGCCGTCCAGACCACCGTCAGGTGGGCCTCGAGCTTCATGGCCTCCACAGCACCAACAAACCTCTCAATCGGGCCGGTGAGCATCCACATGCGGCAGCCCAGCGCCACCTTGATCCGCTTGAGCGAGTCGGGCCTCGGCTCCCGGATCCCCTCCTCGATCTCCTTGAGTGTGCATGACTGAATATTCGCCAGGGCACTCAGCTCTCGCCGTGTCTGTGGGCGCTTCGTGCCGCAGGGCGAGTAGGACAGACGGAAGAACTGGATCCGACTCCCGATGCTCAGCTGCTCTTCCGGCTTGAGCACGATGGGCGGCTTTTTGGTGCGGCTCACAGTCCACCCCCTTTCTTCGCTGCCCTGATGGCTTCCCAACGGGCATCAGACGCACACTTCGGGCTGCAAAACTGGCGCTTCTTCCACTCGGCCCTCGAAACATTCGAGAGTGGTTGGAATGTCGTGCGGCATCTCTCGCACTCCTTGGCTTCGGACTTACGCCAGTCGCTCATTCCTCACCCCCTTCCTCTTCGTTCTCGGCCCGGGCAGCCATACAGGAGGAACACAGGATCCCATAGATCCTCAGTTGCCCCTTTTCGAGCAGATCATCAGCCTGTTCCTCGCCAATCGGGAGGGACTCCATCATGAACGCCTTGGTCTTGGACCGCGCCTCCGGATCAGCAGGGATGTCCTCAACCTCCACTCGCAGGACCTCGATGACGTTCGATGGGTGCGGCGGGAATGCGGCAGCACACTCCTCGCATGTCATGGTGCGCGCGCTCATGCCGCACCTCCTTCATCGACGCGCATGGGCATGAGGACGTAGCGGAATTCCGCCTCACACTTCTGTGTGAGCGGAATCAGCGACTCCCAGACCAATGGCCCATTGGATCGGACATGACCGATGTCCATGGTGCCCTGCCCGGTCCCCGACAGGATCGGAACGTAGTCGGGATTCACATTGACCTTGCACAGCCGCTCCACAGGGCTGCTCTCTGCAATGATCTGCACAGTCTCCTCCCATCGGCCTCGATCGACCTCTGCACTGACCACAGTCAGACTCCGATCCTCCATCTCCAGCAGCACGGAATTGCTACCGCCTCCGGCCAGCAGCGATGCCCGATCCACCGCATCCACAAAGGCCTCGATGTCGAGCGTGACGCGCTCCCCTGTCGGCTTCGGGATCACCTGTCGGTAGTTCGGATAGGCTCCATCGATGACCTTCCCCCAAATCTGCTGGCCCTCCTCCATGAACCAAACGCCTACGATCTTGTCAGGCTGCCCACCGGGTTCCGGCGCAGTCACCACTCCGAATCCCACCGGCGAATCCTCATTCCCGGTCAATGCATTGAGCAGGAACGCCACCAGCTGATTTGGAAGGATGACATTTCTTTGCTGTGTCCAGACACCCAGCAGTTCCCCGTGCCCCACCCAAGTCCCGCCAACTGCCTGCACAGTCGTCTCTATTTTGGCCAATCGCCGGCCGTCAGTGGCGATGACGTTCAGCCTCCACATTTGCTCATCCGGAGTCTGCTCCGTGCCGAATTCAAGGCAGACCCCGTTGATAACATATCGAGCGGCTTCGCCAGATGTCGCTCCATACACCACCCTCAGCATCCGTTTGAGCGCCCTCGATGGCATGTAGAGGCCCACCCCATCCACCTTCGGCATCGGTGGCATTTCCGTGATGTCGCAAACCATGAGCAACGCCTTCCATCCGTCCGACTCAACCCGGAGCGACTGCCCTCCATCGTACCGCAAAGAAACCGTCTTCGCTGCCCGCTCAAGGAGCTGCCCAAAGGCGGCCGCCTCAACCGCTACGCCTCCCTCTCCTGATGCCTCTACCTCGCCGTCCCCAATCAGCACTTTATGGGTCGCATGAACCTCCAGGTTGGTCGCGTGCACGTGCAGCCCGAAGTAATCCCATCGGATCCCAACACACCGCAGGATCGGCATGCTCTTGCTGCCTGTGGCCTTCGCCACTCGACTAAATGCCTTCTTCAGCAGCGCAGTCGGTCCCGCCCAGTATAGGCCCTCAGGCTCCTGAACTGCCGCACCCTCTGCTGCCTTTTTCCGCGCCGCACGCTTGCGCGCCGGCTGGGCGGCCGCGGCCTCCTGGCTCACACCCTCGCCGCCCGGCTCAGTCGGCCCAGCCTCACCCGGTTCCGTCGCTGCCGCAGCGATTGCAGCGAGCCTCTCCTTGTCGTCTGTGATTTCGTTCATGGTTTGTCGTGATGCGGCCTCGCCGCTGTTGGTTCTGTGGCCCTGCGTCCCCGGGCCGCGGGCTGCCCTCAGGAGGGCGAAATCGATTTCTTCCGGACCCGATCCCGGATGCGCCTCGCCGACTGCATGCCCTCGAAGCCGGCCACCCCCTCGGTGGCGGCGTAATGCTTCGCGACGACCCTCTGCTTCATCTGGCTGATGTTCTGGCGCGTCGTGCCTGTCAGCTGAGCGAGATGGACATTGCTGCGGATGCCGGTCGATCCGCCGAGATAGGCATGCAGGAGGGCTGCGACCCGGTGCGCGATTTCGCGGGCATTGAGTCGCTCTTCATCCAGGCGCAGGAACTCCAGTCGGATCGCTTCGCCCTTCATGCCCCGCTTCGTCAGCCAAGCGTGGCCGGCCCGCAGTACCTGCCGCACGCGGGCCTCAGGATATGCCCGCACCGGCTCCCCATCCCGGAGCAAAACCACAGCGCAGACCCACCACCGCGCCCCGGCGGCCTCCCCGGGCCCCACTCGCACTTCGTATGCGTGCCCGTCGGGCACTGAAATCTCCGTGCGCCGGCCCCAGCGCACATCTCCGGGCCGTGGCAGCCGGCCGATCAAGCGATGCGCCAGAAACTCGATGACCTCGGCCCCACTCGACTCAGCCCTCAGCGCCACGGAGGGAATCCCTGCGTCGGCCGCCACGCGGTCCCCATCGAGTTCCTCTTCCCTCTCCTCTCTGGCCAGCCGCTCATTGAGCCGACGGCGAGCCCATGTCCGGTGCATGCCCTCCAGCTTTTCGAGCAGCTCCTCAGGGATCTGGCCTTCGATCCGCTCCTCGATTTCATCCCACCGACGACCCGCGGCCCGCTCGCCATCCACCCACTCCATGATCGCTTCGATCTGCTCGGCTGTCATCGCGATGCCCTCCGGCTGAGGATCCTCGCTCCGCCCATCCCAGCTGCCAGCACCAGCTCATTCAGGCCCGCGACGGCCGCGGCCTCGTCGGCACAGACAGCCGGCTGGAGCCACGACCCCTGAAATCGCCACGCACGCCCCCGCCGACTGAACACCGCGAGCTTTGCGCCCCATCGGCCGTCGCTCCCGCGGAAAGTCCGCTGCCGTGCCCGGGTGATCACGCCACCACCCCCTTCTTCGCAAGCCTCAGCGCCTCGGTCGATGATGACCGATCAACGAACCGGTCGGCCTGCGCAGTCGCCCGGCCCCTCAGGTATTGGGCCGCCTCGTCGAAAATGATCATGAGCTTGGCCCTCCCGCTCTCAGCATCGCCGGCGGTGAAGACCCCCTGGAATCCCTCTCGGCGCAGCTGCAGCCACTCGTGGTACGCGAGCCCAAACCACGGGTCCGATTCGCCCTTCAGTGGATGCCTGAATGACCATGGCCGCACCGCGACGGCCGCGCCACCATCCACAGCCTGCTGTGTGGCTCGCTCCCGCAGGGCCTCCTGCAGGGCAGGCATCATCGCCTGCATGGCCGCCAGTGATTTGAGTGCGTCGATCGCGTCCATTGTTCTCAATCCCAGTCTCCCGGGAACCGGCTCTGCGGCACCACAGGTGGTTTCCCTCCCGCCCGGAGGATCTGTCGCTCGGGATCATCCATCCGGCAGATCCCAAGGTGGCCGGTGGCCAGCGCATCGATGAGGCTCCCCGCGGACGGCACCACCCGGCCCCTCACCTCCCGCCCGATCCCGAGTGCCTCAGCCAACTCGGCGAGCCTCGCCATCCGCTGCGGGCTCAGCATCAGCTCCCACGTGCGCGGTGCCTTGGTCCTCGCATGGCCTTGCCGCGGCAGCCTGTCCTTTGGCTCCCCGCTCATCGCATGCCCTCCCGGTAATAGGTGGCCTCCGCAAGGCTCCAGATGTGAGCCAGCCAGAAGAGGCCAGCGAAGCCGGCAACAACCACGATCCAGAACAGCACGATGAGCACCATGGGAGGCCGATCCTCGGCCTCCGGCGTCTCATGGCGCAGCCCGCGCTCTGCGCACCGCAGGACGTCGGCCACCGATGCAGTCCCCGGCAGCTCCACGGTCCGCATCTCAGGCCCACCAGGCACCAAGGCCCCCAGCGTCACGCCCCCGTCCCGCAGATGTTCGATGATCGCCACTCCGTGCTCTTGGAGAGGCTCATTCAGGGCCCACTTCTGCCAACGCGCCAGCGTGACAAGCTGGCGATGCCGGATACGGTCAATCATGGCCACCTCCCCCGCAGAGCATCCCGATGACTTCGACCGCCTTGATCGCCCCGCACATGGCCGACCACAGCAGCCACACGAGGAGAAACCAGCAGCCGGCTCTCTGGCTCAGCGTGCGTGGCCGGGTCTGCGCGGCCTCCTGCAGCATCGACCTCGGATCACTGCTCATGACCCGAAGATGATGCGCCAGAGCCACGCGATGCTCTGACAGGTTTGGTAGATGGCGGCCAAGGACAGCCACCCAAGGCATGCCCCTAGCGCGAAGACAGCCAGCCCGGAAAGGGGCTGCGGCTCACCCATAAGTGGTTCCATTTGTTCTAAGTCTCGTGGGTCGTACATGATGCGTCGTCGTTGGTGGTTCGAGGTCCCGCCGCCGCCCGCCTCAGAGGCGAATTCCCAAGCCCGTTTCTGACTCCTCTGGCTCCGACTACAGGCCGGAGCGCGGCTGGGCGGCGGCGGAAATTGGTCAGATGCGGCGCTCCGCCGCCCGCAGATCCAGCGGTCGCTTCGCGATCCGCTCCCGCTCTCCCGTCTCCTCTAGGAGGGCATCCACTGCCCGCTCCCGCTCCATCGAATCCAGTGCCACGAGGCTGGCGATCTCTGCCCGTAGCTCCGGCCCGAAATCTCCAAGCCGGTTCCACAGGTTGATGGCCACCCTGTGATCGTACATGGACCACAGGAATGCCCTGACGGTCTCTCCGGTGGCGGTGTACCACCCATCCGTGAGGAGGGTGATGATGCATGGGAATTTGGTGCTCATTTTGCTGCTGCTGCTGCTGTTTGGGGTTCCGCACTGGCTGCCCCTGTGGGGCCCCTCGGCAGCTCCCCGCTGCCCCCTCCGCCAGTGCGCCCGGAGGGATGTTTGCCCATTCCGGGAATCCTCAGGCTGCCTCTGCTGCGAGCACCCCGCGCAGGGCCTCAATGACGACCTGCTCCACGCTCTGCCCCCGCTGCGCCGCCACCTCCCTCAGCGCCGTGAGGTCATCGATGTTGAGGGCGGGCCGGAGAGAAATCTCCAGAGTCACGCGAGTTGCGATTTCCGGGGCAGATGCGTCTGGCTGCAGTGTTTCGTTTTTTGGCATACACAGTGTGAATTTCCTGACGTTTTGCCGTCACACTGTGAATTCGTCAACGGAAAAAAGTTGCAGATGTGAATTTTTCCGCGCAGGATGGGCAAATGAAGAATTCTGACTTCTGCCAAATCCAACAAGAACTCGGCCTGAGTGGGCGCGAACTCGCCAAAAAACTTGGAGTTACCCCATCCTCGGTTTCCCAATGGCGAGTCGATCGAGAGGTGCCCGACTACATTGCACGCCTGATGGATTTCCTCCGAGACGAGCAAATCCGGAAGGTCAAGATCCCCCTGACCATAGAGGAAATCATCGCTCTTTCAAAGGCCGCTGAGGAGCGCGGAATGACCGTCGAAGCACTGCTCATCGATGTCATCAGGGGCCTCATCAAACGCTCCGTTTCGTACACGACAGAAACCAAGGTTGGCGAGAAATCCCCTCCCCTCAAAGTCGCAGAATCAGCCGAACCCAGAGCGCCAACCCCAAGAAAACCCAGCGAAGGCGCTCCATTCATCGCCAACACCGGCCTCAACAAGCCGGCCGAGGACATCTGACCCACGGCCCCACAAAGCAGAAAACCTCGCAGAGCACTTGCCCTGCGGGGTTTCTTTTTGGTTCCATCACGGAATAATCCGGCAGCGAACCTGCGTCTTCACTCTGTTTGAGGCAGACTCACCGCTTTCGGAATTTCCTTTGAATAGATAGGTCCAATATCTGACATCGGTGACCTCCAGACTCCCTTTTTCCATAAGCGCTTCCGCCCAAGGTCCCGGATCAATGATGTCCCCTTTTCGGAAATCGGGAAAGGGAGTGAGCGCACAGGCGGAATAAACGACATCGTGCGTGACGATCTCCAACATGTATTGAGTAATTAAGCAATCCATCCGCACGCCTAGCACTTTTCACCCGACCCGTCTACGCATTAAGGCAGAAAACCCCGCAGAGCGTTTGCCCTGCGGGGTTTCTTTTTGGATCGTTCACTCCGCAGACTCCGGCCCTGCCTCCGGCGCTTCCGCCTCCTGAGAAATCGCCTCACTGCCGCTGGGCGCTGCCTGCGAATCCGCAGATGCAGGCTTCCTCTGGACCGCTGTGCGCAGCGCCGTGCCGGCTGCCTTTGCAATCTTCTTCCTCGCCTCATCGGCCTTGTCTCCCTCAAGGACGTCCCTCTTGATGACTTCGGCCGCCAGAACGGCGCGGATTTGATCCACCTCGATCCTTACATCTGGAGAGACTCGCTTCAGCTCCCGCCGGATCACCTCGAGCACCGGCTGGCTCAGCATCATGGCCCCGATGAAGAACCGACTCAGGGCCTGTTTCTGCGTGTGGAAATCACCCAAGACCGATCGCTGCCAGCCTTCTTTGCACCAGAGGTACAACAGATCCACATCGGTCTGGGAACGGCTGTTCAGGCTGCAGAAATCAATCTCGATGACCAGTTCGTTGTCGATCGGTTTCGCGAAAATCAGTCGATACACCCTCCAAGTGATCCCATTGGTCAGCAGCACCCAGTCCACCCCCTGATTGGCAGCATAATCGACAGCCTGCTTCACATGGGCATCCTTGAGGTCGAGGCCAATGGCTTTGACCTCAATGAGGGTCTGGAGCACCCCGTCCAGCTTAATTGCCAAATCGCAGAACGTCCCACGGATCGCATACTCGGAGGTGATCTCGGAGTACTTGTCGTACCCGAAGATTTCGGCCAGCATGTCGGTCACGATAGTGACCGTGTCTGACTCTCCGACGTCCCGGGCCTTTGCCGCGGCAAGGATGGGTTGGAACCGTTTCAGGCCAGCGACAATGCGCTCAGCTGCTTTTTTGGGGATGTTCGCCATAATGGGATTGAAGGTTGGAATCCCATGGGGATAGCAGATCGACGTCTCCCGGCCAATCCTTTCGTGCGCCAAATTTCCCGAGCGCACCCGGCCTCCCTCACCACGAGCCGACCGGCGGAGGCGAGAATCCACCACCGATCTTTCGGGCCTCCCCATCGGCCTGCACTTCGCCAGCCGGCTGAGCACGGCCGATCTCCCATGCCAGCAGTGCTGGGGCGCCCCAGCTGATCGCCAAGGAGCAGCATACCAGATTAATCAGGGAGCCAACGAACAGCATCAGCGCGCCCCCAACCCGGCCCTGCACCATCCCGACTACGACGATCACAAACAGGGCAATCTCAGCCAGGGCCATGATGGCCACAATGATCCCACCCCCGCCGAACATCGCCACGAGGCTGGCCACATCGACGCCGGACGCCGGTGCTCCACCATTGATGGCCACCACCCGCCGAATCTGCAGTGCGAGCCCGGCCATGAGGACGACCGTGAGGCCCAGCACCACCGCATTGAGGATCCAGCCGGCCCGAATGGTCCGCGACCCATCCGCCGCCCGCGGCACATAAACCACCTGCGGCCGCGCCGGGGCCGGACGCTGCGGAATCCACGGTGGCACAGGAGGTTTCTGCTGACTGCTCATCCAACGATCATGCCGTTTTCTCCCGCTCTGTCCACTGCTCAAAACCAGCGGTTTTTTCTCGCACTTCACCAAAACAACGAATCATGTCTGCGCAGCATCCCACCCCCATCCCCGCGAGGTCGCCCGCCTAAGTTGGTTGACTCTTCTCCCGCAAACAGGTACCCGGACTGAGGCAGCATCAATATCATGGACACATGGGCACCCATCATCAGTGACTGGCTGATTCTTCTAGTTGGCTCCGGGTGGGCAACCGTGGTCGCGATCGGGCTCTGGTGGATTGTGAGTACTGAAAGGCAGAGAAACGATGCGGGAGTCATGATTTCCGCTGCCAAGCGCGCTCTTCTACGGGCGATGTACTGGTTCACCGGGATCTTGGCCCCACTGCTGTTCGCGGCATCTTTGATCGTCACTCCGTGGCCTCCCTCGAGGTTTTCGGTGTTTCTGATAGTTGCATCCGGACTGCTGATGCTTTTCCGATTGTTCATCGGCCTGATTTTCAGATCCTTGAGGTTCTCAATTGACGCCCACAACGACTTCATGGCGTGGCATCGAATGCACTTTGCCTTTCTCCACGAGATACTTCAGTCAGGAGTCCTGACTGATGAACAGGCTGGCCGCGTCAGAAAGAACATCGATCGAATTTCTGAAAGGTACGAATCCAAAAGGCTGCCTGACAATCCCGAACTGCCGAGGAATCCTAGGTAGTTGCCTCAGGCCCCACTGGTAAGGCCCCACCACCAGTTCCCGTTCCCGCCTCAGCCGGCACAGCCAGCACGGCCGCCGCAGCCCGCAGCGCATCGATGCCAACGGTCGTGTAAGTGCGCCCCATGTCTCCGCTGTGGCCGACAAGCGCATCGATGACCGCTTTCGGCTGCCCTGACTCTTCCAACCACGTGCGCGCCGTGTGGCGCAAACTGTGAAAGGACAGCTCCTGCTGCTCTCGCCTGTCTTCCTCGCCCGACTTCTTGCGCCGGCGGTCCTCCCCATACGGAGAATGCGACCTCAGCCCAGCCAGATACAGGATGTGCGCAAACTTCTTCGAGATGCCGCCGACGTATCCTCCCGAACGGCCGACCTCATCGACCAGCCCCGGGAACACCCCACCATCAGATCGAGGCCCTCGAGCCCTCAGCTCCTCGACCAGTTCGCCGCTCAGCGGAATGAGCAGCCGCCGCCCCGTTTTCCCGGCCCGCAGCATCCAGACTCCCTTTCCGAGATCCAGCTCGCGCCAGTCGAGGCGGACCAGATCCCCCAGCCGCTGACCGGTCTGGAGGCCCAGCTGCACCATCAGCCGCCAGTCGCCATCGGCCGCAGCCAGGACCCTGCCGATTTCCTCCCGGCTGAATGGCCGGCGCTTCCTCTCCTCGTCCGCTGTCCTTTTCAGCGCCTTGATTGCTCCCGCCGGGTTCGACCTTACATGCCGCTCCCTCAGCGCCGATTCGAACATTGCGCGGACCGCCTTGAGCCGATTGTTGGCAGTGACTGCGCTCACCCGTCCGGCCTCTGCCGACCGCCACGCCACAACATCCTCAGGGCCCACGCCATCAAGCAGCCGGTCCGGCCCCAGAAACCCCACAAACGCCCCGGCCGCACCCCGGTAGAAAGCCAGAGTGCTGGCCGCCACTGTCCCATCGATCGATGCCAGCCACCGCTCCAGGTACGATCCGCAGGTGACCCGCTCGATCTCCCGGCCCAGCTTCCCGCTGAGCAGCTCCTCCATGACCTTCCGGGCCTGATTCTCCGTCTCCACCCGCCGGCCCTTGGCGGCCTCCTCCCATGCCATGGCCACCGCCAGCGCCCGCGCCTTGTCGGTCTCCCCAGTCGAGCGGCCAATGAGCCTACCATTGAGCCGAAAATGCCCATACCAGAACCTCGACTGCTTCTGCTTATGCACCGACGCCATAAGCCGCGAATGACCTCTTAACGCCTCTTAACGCAACCGAGGAAACCAACGGAAAATCTCGCACCCTCAAACCGGAAACCGCCCTCCGTTTGCCCTGCAAACAGGCCGCTTTCCTGTCGTGGGTTCGAATCCCGCCAGCCCGACCATCACCGCCCCACTCCGGGAAATGCTCCCGGAGTGGGGC